AAAAGCCTGGTTGATGCTGAAGTTTCTAAAGCTATTAAAAACATTAAATCTAATTTAGATAATGCATACAGTGAAAGAGATAATGCTCTTGCTGCTGTTGCTGAAGCTAAAAGTGAGAAGCAAAAAGCTGAAATAGAAGCCTTAGAAAAACAAGGCAAGCATTCAGAAGTTATGCAAATGAAGATAGCTGAGATGAGTGCTAAACTTGAAACTTATGAACAAAAGAACACAGAATTAAGCAGAGATAACGCTGTGCGTTCTCAACTTAACTCTTTAAACTTCAAATCTGATAAAGCCGCTAATATGGCCTATCAAGATATCGTAGGAAGTTTAAAGAAAGATGCTACTGGAAATTGGGTACATGAAAATGGCCTAAGTATTAATGATGCTGTGTCATCATATTCTAAAGACGATAATAATGCGTTTTTATTCTCAGTTAAAGCAAATGCAGGATCTGGAATTAATCCAGCTAAGCCTGCTTCAGGAAACAATCCTGTCAAATCTATAAAAGAGATGTCAACTGACGAACTACTTGCTAATATTGAAAAGGGTCACGTTAAAGTTGACGGAGAATGGGCTGACTAAGCCTGATCTTTTATAATAATAACCGAAGTAATTATACTTCAATAATAATAAAAGGAAAAAACAAATGACTGTAACAAGTTCAAATTTTAATAACATTGCTAAGGCAATTTCTGCTTACGCACAAGCTGAAAGAACAGACGCAGCGTTATTAACTTCAACTGCAATGGTTGGTTCTGACGCTAGAATCACTGATGCTGGTGAAAATTATACTGGTACACTAAGATGGTTAGATTTTGCTGATCCATCAACTGCTTACAAACAATCGGAAACTATTGCTGATACAAACATTAACTTAATGTCTGCTTCAAACAAGTCTGCGATTTATGTAAAAAACATTGATCACATTGGTGCTCAAGAAGCTTCAATTCAAAAACTAGTATCTAAAGTAGATGGTTTATCTTACTTAGGTTCTCAATTCGCTGCTGTAAGAGCAAGAAGAGAAGACCTACAATTAAGATCAATCCTAAACGGTGTTTCTGATAAAATTTGGGATGCTACTACTATTGGTGCGTCTGATTCAGAAGGTGTTGTAAATACTTTTGGGTATTACACTGGTTCTGATTCAAGTTCTGCTCCTGCAGCGTTATTTGCAAATGAAACAAATGCTAATAAAAGATCTGCTTTCTTTGACACACTATTTGATGCAATGACTGCAATCAAAGGTGAATACGAAGAAGCTTTTTACTACCTAGTAGTTAACACTGCTACATACAACACAATGAGAAAACAAAACGTTCTTGATGTTGCTCCTGTAGTTGATGGTAACTTTAGTTTTAACACTATTATGGGTGGTAAAATCAGATTAGTTATTAACAACCAAGTACTAACAGCTAACATGCCTTCAGGTTTAAAGGTTTCTTACCTTACTAAACCTGCTGCATTCCATTACAGCGAAATCGCACAAGTTAACCCAACAGCGGTTGACAGAAACGAACTAGCTGGTAACGGTGGTGGTGCTGTGACTATCCTATCAAGATGGGGTAATATCATGCATCCTAAAGGTTTCTCATGGGCTGGATCTGCAACTGCATATCCTGCAAATATTGACCTGGCTGATAAAGCTTCATGGGCTGTTCATGCAACTAACGTTAACCAAGTAGGTATATTCCCTATATTCCACGGTTAATTATTATAACTATTAGATACGGAGAAATATAATGGCTTTACAAAAAGGAACTAACTGTTTTGTTAGTATACTAGAATCTGATGAATATTTTGAAAATAGATTGAATTCAGAAAACTGGTTTGCAAATGACGGGGCAGTTGAACAAGCTTTAGTAACGGCCACTGGAATTCTCGATGACATGGATTGGGGCGGCACGGCTACGCCTACTGCCTCATACCCGTTATCGTGGCCTAGAGATATTACATATTATGATAATAAATCTGGCTACTTTGTAAGTGTAGAAGATGATAGATCGACTACATTTGAAGGTACTATTCCAGGAGATATCAAAAAGGCGACTTTTGAGTTAGCACTTCATTTATTAAACAATATGAAGACACAAGAAAGTAATGCTTCAGGTGAAAACAAAGTTAAAGACTTAACTGTTGGTGCGGTAAGATTAATATTCGACCTAAACAGTGGAGTTAAAAACTTTAAAGAATTACCTGATAGTATTATTAATTTGTGTAATAAATATTTAAATGAAATGTCTACAACTCAATCTCGTGGTGTCCGAGTTAGTGGAGGTGCTTAATGAGTTTTAAAACACTTATAAATAGTAACGTCACTAATGCATTTTCTTTGGTTGGAGATTTAGCTACAAATGTACAGTTTACAAATGTAACCGTTACTGGTTATGACTTTGCTAATCAAACTGTAAATTCAACAGCTATTGCTCCTATTACTATCAAAGGTATTATAACAAACAGTTATAGAACTAATGATAATGATAAACCAAGAATAAATGCTGATATAATATTAAAGTCTTCTGATATTGATTCTAAAGTTCTCGACAATTATGATTCTGTCATATTTGGTGGGAATACTTATGCAATTAATAAATATGATGACAATGGTTTTATAATAAACATTACAGTAGGAAGGGAGGCTTAACATGGCAACAATAACACAATTATTAACGTCTGTTGAATCTCTATTTACTACTACTGAATGGACATCGCATAATATCAAAGCATTTCCTGCAAACTACCAAGGCGAATTAAAAGCTGATGAGTGGGTTCGGGTTAGTGTATTGCCTTTTTCTTCAGAGTTAATTTTTAACAATGATGTATCTGCTAACGGTCAAATAGTATGTCAAATTTTTGTACCTTCTGGTGCTGGAATGAAACGTGCTTATGAGATCGCTGATATATTAAAAAATTTACTCGATCGGAAAGTAATTTCTGGGTATCTGCAAACAACTAATAGCTTTATAACAACAGTTGGGGTTGACGTAAAAGATTCAAGTTTATTTAACGTGAATTACACCGTCAATTTCATTTCAATTAACTAATATAATATAAGGAAAAAATACAATGGCTCTAATATCAAATATAGGTGCTGGGATTTTTACAAGCTTGAAATTCAAAGCTGATAGTTCTTACTCTTTACCAACTTCAGATTCATCTCACCAAACGTTCATAGCGTCTGGTTCAGGTGATTTTGATGGTGCTGTAGAAGTAACTTCAATCAGAGAGTTTCCAAGTTTTGGAAAACCCGCTAATATCGTAAACGTACCACAGTACGGACAATCTGTAAGTTCTCAAATACAAGGACAAGCTGATGCTCCTACTATGGAATTCACTATTAACTATGTGCCAAGTGTACATGGTGCTATCCAAGCATTAGTTCAAGATGGTTTGACTTACGTCTTCCAAGTTGACGTAAAAAATGCTGAAACTGGCGACAATGGTGCATTCTATGTAAAAGGTTCTTTTGCTTCATTCGAAGTAACTCCTAGTTTAACTGATTCAAATCAGGCTACTATAACTATGAGTACTCAAGGTGATTACAAAGGCCCGTTTGCGGACTAATCATAAATAATATTTTTATGGTGGGGATTAATCTCCCCATCATATTAATTAGTATAGGATAAAAAATGGATAATAATAATAAGCCATTTAATAAGTTTTATGTACTTCGAATTACATCATTACATATTAAGAAGGCTATAGATACTTCTATTCGTAAAACATACGATAGAATGAAAGATGTAGAAAATAAAGCTGAAGTCTTTGAAACACTAGATGTGTTACATAAAGTAAGAAAACTTATGGAAGACTTTGAAACAAATAATAAACATTTATATAAAAAACCTGAAGAAGTTAAGGTTGAAGTAAAGGAAGAGAATGAAACACATAAAGATAGTTGATATAACTAAAAAGATTCCATTTTTGGAACAAGAAGTAGAAATAAAACAGCTTACAGTTAAAGGTGTAAAAGAATTACAAACAACTTTAGATAAGTCTAAAGATGATGTATCTGGTTTATCAACACTTAGTGCTATATTTAAAGCAACTGTAGTTGGTGCTGATGGTATGAAAGATAAAGACTTTGAAAACTTTCCTATCCAGGCATTAACAGAATTATCAAATGAGATTCTGACTTACAATGGCTTAGGTGCTAAAGATGATAAAGGCGATAAGTTGGGGAAGACGAGTTAGTAGAATATGAGATGGCTTTCCAATTAGGTATAAGTTTAAGAGATTTACATGCTATGCCATTTACTGAATATAATGGTTGGTATAAATATTTTCAAGAACGACCTTATGGTTGGCGAGATGATCATAGATCTGCTATAATTGCACAAACTACTTATCAAGGTACTAAACCTTTAAATGTACAAGAGTTATTTCCTACTTTAAAATTATTACAAAACAGCGAAGCTGCACTAGCTAATAAGAATAAAGCAGGCTTCGAATCTTTGAAGTCTATGGTAAATAAAAAATCTAATACATAATAGATATGGCGGATAAAACCGCCTATCTTTTAGGAGGTATTTATGCGAGATAATAAAATAATTGAAAAGTATATTAAAGCTTTACAAAAAAGTTTAAAAGAAAAAGATTTATTTAAAAATCTTAAAAAAGAAGTGAACATTGGTGACAATGGTACACAAAAATATAGAATTAAAAAAGGTATTAATAAAGGCAAGGTAATATGAAAACAATTAAAAGAATTATATTAAAATTATTTGGCATAAAACAATGTCAATGCAAGGGTAAGTAATATGACAATAACTGTTATTAATTTAAGATCATCTACGATTAATCTTCAAAAAGATATTGATAAAGAAATTGAGAAGCAATTAAGGGCTAAGTCTTTAAAAGCATTTGCTGATGTTAAATTAATGACACCTGTTGATACAGGACAAGCAAGAAACTCTTGGTATATTGGATATACTGAAACTTATTTCGATGGTGAAGTAGGTAGTACATCAAATATATCTATACTTTCACCTAAAGATAAACCGCAAGAAATTATTGTAACTAATGGTGTTACTTATATTCAATTTCTTAATAATGGGCATTCACAACAAGCCCCGATGAAATTTATAGAGAGTGCTTTTAGAAAGTACTTTGATTCCGTTGAAGTTGAAATAACTAACGGATAAACAAATTAACCGAAAATAATACACAACTAATTGTGTTTAATAAATAGGATTAGACATGGCTGTAAAGCTAAACGTACACGCTAACGTTACTGGACAGCAACAGTTACTTAGATTAAATGCAGGATTAAAGAGTTTAGGAAATCAATCTTTAATAGCTAAAAGAAAATTACAAGCTTTAGAATTAGGTGCAGCTAGAGCAAAAGCAACAATGGCTGGATTAGGCACAGCTTTAAAAGTTGGTGTTGTTGCAGGTTTTGCGGCTGCGGGTTTTGCTGCTGCTTCATTTGTTAGAGGAACAATACAAGCTGGAAACTTAGTTGAGAAATCAAGAATTCAATTTAATGCATTCTTTGGAGATGTAAAACAAGGTGGAGAAGCATTTCTAATATTAAATAAATATGCAGCTACGGTTCCATTTACATTAGATAAAATTATTTCAGGTGGTACTGCACTAGCAGCAATTTCAGATGGCCCTTTAGAGTTAGGTAAGAATTTAGAATTAGTAGGTAACTTGGCTGCAACAGCAAATATATCTTTTCAAGATGCTGCACTACAATATCAAAGAGTAGCTTCAGCTGGTGTTGCCGCTGCCGATTTATTAAGAGATAAAGGTGTTAGTGGACTATTAGGTTTTACAGCGGGTGCTAAATATTCAGTAGATGAATCTGTTAAAATATTTGAAGATGCATTTTTAAATGGTGGAAGATTTAGTAAAGTTGCTAAAGACTTAGCTGGTACATTAACGGGTAATGTATCTATGGTTGAGGATTTTTACTTCCAAATTAAAGCTGCGGCTGCGGAGCCATTGTTTGAAGGTTTAACACAACAAGTAAAAGATTTAGTTGGTGAGTTTAAAAAGAATGATACACAATTAAAAGCAATGGGTGTAAGAATAGGTCAATCACTTGCAAAAGGTTTTAAAAACTTAGGTGATTTTATAAGATTTGTTGTTGATAATTTTGATAAACTTGTAAAAGGTATTAAAATATTTTTAGCTTTAAAGATTTTTGGTTTTGTAGCAAATGTAGGTATGGCATTTACACTTTGGGCTACAAAAATAAGAACTGTAAGACGTGCATTTATTGCTTTAAACTTAACTATGAAAGCCAATCCAATAGGATTAATAATACTAGCTATTGAGGGTCTTGTTCTAGGATTTATACTTTTTGAAGATAAGATTAAAGATATTGTATCAGGAGCATTAAAAAACTTTAATGAAAATTTAAAACATATTCAAATAAACTTTTTAAAATTTAAAAACTTACTTAACATAGGCGATGAAGATGTTAATCTTACGGCTATACAAACATTAGAAGGTGAGGTAAGAAATTTAAGTAACAGATGGGATGAGGCTGCTGAATCAAAATTTGCTTATCTAAATGGTAGTGGTAATAGATTTGATGATGAAACTAAAAAGCTTCAAAACAGAAAAAATTATGTACAGCCATATAATCCTAGAGGTGATATGCGAGGCGAAGAACTTGCACGTATTAAAGCATCTCAAGCAAAAGAATTAGAAGAATCTAATAAAACTAGATTCAGAAAAACTTCAGGATTGGGAACTTTGGATGGACAAAATGGTACTAGTACTGAATTATCTAAAATTAAAGAATTGGCTGATGCACAAAATGCAGCATGGTATGAGCAAAGAGGACAGATTCAAAAAAATAGTATATTAAAAGGCGATGCTAATAGAAGAGCCAT